GCGCGATAAATCGCTAATCGAGAGTAGTTCCAATGTTTTCAAAAACTATAGGAGCCAGTATACCTACTAACTGTGAAGTAGGTCCAGGTACTAACCCTTCCTCGGATGTCCTCGTTGACAATAGGGTCTTTCCCAACCAACTGATCGATTGGGAAAGCTTTAGGACTAGTGATAATAATTTCTTAAGATATTCACTTAGTCAAATCCTAGAGCCAAAAATGAAAGCTTCTAATTTCCTTAATAAAGATATAGGAAAATCCGTTAATTCCCTCTTACAGGGATTATTAACTGTGCTTTCAATTCATTCTGAAAATAGAATGTTAAAGAAGTTCCGAAAGAATAATTCTACAATTTTTAAAGAGCAAGGAACTACCCATGCTACTACTGATATAAGTAGTAGCAAATTCCGTTTCGACTACGAGAAGGAAACATCCCATATGTATTCCTTAGTAGACCAAGTTATTTCCTCAACCAGAGAAATCTTAGATTTCAGTAGCTATTGGAAATATGCAAAAGACTTGGTTAATGAGCCGATGAACCAGTTTCAGGATTATCCCGAACCATCAAAAATAAAATTTACAGGTAAATTTGGGAAGTTCTTTAAATCTAGGACCCATAAAGGGGCCCGAAAGAAATCAAATTTAACCTTATGGTCTAACTGGTCAATGACAAAGAGAGCATGTGAAGCTTTACCGAAGACTATGATATATGAACAGTTCAAAAAACATGTTCATTCAATGACTTCAGAAGATGTTCTTTGTCAAACGGAATTGGAAGAACTTATGAATGGTATTAAGCCAATATTAGATGATTTGATTGTTAATACCAGTTCTTCCTTTTGTGATTTGATTGATCAATTTTCAAGTATACATAAATTGTATGATCAACCAATCAGTACAAGTGCCTGTCTTGAGAACAATAGTTCCCGCGGCGGTGCTTCGACCTTGCTACAGGCAGTAATGTATCTTAAATTCTTCAATATTGAGCCCTCATACTTTGATTTATTGATTAATAAGATTAAGACTCATACCGATATTGAAGTTGGTACGTTATTGGATTATCTCGAATCTGAGGGTCGGGATAATTTTAATAATCTGTGTCAATCTGAAGAATATAACCGATCTGACTATAACCCTTTTAACTTAAATAATGATAAGAAATATAAGGGTCATGTCAGCTGGTTTGACACTAATGGAATCCTCCATGACAAGGATCACAAAAATAACGGTAGACTCGGTAATTTTAGTTCATCTAATACATGGAGTCATAATCCGTCTAATACTATCC